GCGAGTATACGATATTTCGGCGGTTACCGATAAGGGACTAAAAGTGAAATATAATTCGACACTTATCCCTACAAAAAATCTACAGCAGTATGTAGACCTTTATATTGGTGATAAGGCTACTACTCCTCGTGTTTATGAAGATAATGGAGAGCGATGGGAATATGTGGTGGCTCTTACTCCGAATAATGAGTTTGTGCAAATATCGTTCGTTAATGGTATTTATACGTCAAAGGGTGGGAAACATGTAGAATATATTTTAAACCAAATATTGCGTAAATTGGTGGAGTACATTGAGAAAAAGAAAAAGGTTAAAGTTAACCCGAATAGTATCAAAGAGCAACTAATTCTCTTTATTCGATGTGACATTGAAAATCCGGCATTTGATAGTCAGACCAAGGATTTTATGAATACGCCATCTTCGAAATTTGGATCAAAATGTGAAGTCAGCGATAAGTTTATCGAGAAAATCGCTAAAATGGGCGTCATGGATGCGGCTTGTGCTTTGACGGAAGTAAAAGAAAACAAGGCCGCCAAGAAGACGGATGGAACCAAGAGTAAAAATGTACGAGGAATTCCTAAATTGACTGATGCTAACTGGGCAGGCACAGACAAGTCAAAAGAGTGCATCATTATCTTTTGCGAAGGTGACTCAGCAAAGGCGGGTATTATATCAGGTCTATCATCTAGTGATCGTAATATTATCGGGGTATATCCGATGAAAGGAAAGATATTGAATGTGCGCGGAGAGCCTATTAAGAAAATTAGCGAAAACAAGGAAATCGCCGAAATTAAAAAAATATTGGGTCTGGAGACAGGTAAAACGTATGCCAACATAAATAGCGTATACGAAACATTGAGATATGGAAAGGTACTATTCATGACTGATCAAGATTTGGATGGAAGTCATATTAAAGGCCTAGGTATCAATTTGTTCCAATCAGAATGGCCTTCGCTAACTGAAATACCAGGCTTTATTGGGTTTATGAATACTCCCATTCTAAAAGCTAAAAAGGGTAGTACGGAATTGGAGTTTTACAATGAAGGCGAATATGAAGCTTGGAAAGAGACTAATGATGTTAAGGGGTGGAAGGTTAAGTATTATAAAGGGTTAGGCACGAGTACTGGGAAAGAATTTCGTGAATATTTTGAGAAAAAGAAGATTGTGGGGTTTGAGCATAGTGGAACAGATAGTAATAATGCCATTGACATGGTGTTTAATAAAAAGAGGGCAGACGATAGAAAGCTATGGCTTGGAAAGTATGATCGCAAATCGTACCTAAATACAAACAATACTACAGTATCATATGAAAGCTTCATTAATAAGGAGTTCATTCACTTTTCAAAATATGATTGTGATAGGTCTATTCCGAATTTAATGGATGGACTTAAAATCAGTCTACGGAAAATTCTATATTCGGCGTTTAAGAAAAACCTTACTACCGAAATTAAAGTAGCGCAGTTCAGTGGATATGTTTCAGAGCATTCTGGGTATCATCATGGTGAGGCAAGTCTAAATGGCGCCATTGTAGGAATGGCTCAGACTTATGTAGGCTCAAATAATATAAATCTGTTAATGCCAAATGGTCAGTTTGGTACAAGACTTCAAGGGGGTAAAGATAGTGCATCTGAAAGATATATATTTACAATGCTGAATAAAATTACGCGTGCAATTTTCCCTATTGAAGATGACGCTATTTTGGAATATCTTAATGATGATGGGTTAATTGTTGAGCCATTATTCTATGCGCCGATTATGCCGATGGTATTAGTTAATGGTACCAAGGGAATTGGCACGGGATTTAGTACAGATGTCATGTGTTATAACCCATTAAATATTATAAGTTATTTGAAGGATAAATTAAAGGGCCTTGAGCCAAGTTGTGAGTTTATTCCCTATTATGAAGGGTTTACTGGATCCATTAGTAAAATTGAAGCGACAAAATTCTTAATCAAGGGTGTTTATGAAACAATCGGCATTGATAAGATAAAGGTCACTGAGCTTCCTGTTGGTCACTGGACGGAAGATTTCAAAGAATTACTAGAAAAGCTGATTGAGCCCGAGGTAAATAAGGAAGGTAAGAAGACGCCTGCGGCTATAAAAGATTATGACGACATGAGTAAGGATACAAACGTAGAGTTTACTATTACTTTTGCAAAGGGTAAACTGGCTGAATTGGAAGCGACAAAAGCAGATTATGGGTGCAATGGTCTACAGAAGATGCTAAAGTTATATACAACAAATACGAATACAAATATGCACTTGTTTAATGCGGAAGATAGACTACATAAATATACGTCTGTGCCCGAAATTATAGATGATTACTTTGTTACAAGACTGAAATTATATCAAACCAGAAAGGACTTTCTGATATCTGCTATTGAGAAGGAGTTGATATTGTTGAGTAATAAAGCCAAATATATTACAGAGATTTTGGAAGACACGATTGATTTGCGAAAAAAGAAAAAGGATGAAGTGGTTAGTATGTTGGTATTAAAGAAATACGACGTTGTAGATAATGATCCCGAATATAAGTATTTAACAAAGATGCCGATGGATAGCGTAACAGACGAAAACATTGCAAAGATTTATAAGGAGTGTGGTAATAAGGAGCACGAACTAAATCAGTTGAAAGAAACTACTGCAAATAATATGTGGTCAACTGAACTAGATAAATTAACTCAATTGTATAATGAATATAAGATGGAGAGAGAGAGACTACATAATGGTGATGTTACAAAAAAGAAGAGCATAATTAAAAAGTCTGTAACTAGTAAGAAGATGTTGGTTGTATCTACTCCTTAAAAATATTAAAACATTATTTATTTTACCATTGTTTACCCTTTCATATTATTATTTAATACTTTTTTTATGGCCTCTTCGTTAAAATGCTCTTCGCAATTTATAAATTTAAATAGTTCTCTCAAGCAAGTCATGTCAAACATTTGTTCAAAGGCAAGGAAAAAACAATAGGCTCTATTTGAATTATAAAACTGTTCAAGTTGCACATTGAGTGTTTTTAAAAACAGTATAGATTTGCGCCCGTCGTCTTTAAACCAACCACTTTTGGCCTGTTGTCCAATATTGGCTCTTATTTGTATAATCACCTTTGTCTGTGGAAATAGTTCTCTGAACTCGGTCATGTAATGAATGTTTCCGCTGTCATACCTTATTTCTTTAAAGCCCCAGACGTTTGTCTCGGGAGAATTCTTAAACAAATTTATTATTAGTTCTTTGATTAAGAGAGAAGACTTTTTAAAGTCGTACGAATTATACCAGCAAGGTTTGTAGTCGGTATTAATCAGGTCCTGGTAACTAGCGGGAGTTAATGGACAAGGACCGGGCACATAATTATAAGTCGTATTTTTTAATCGTCTATAGCATTCTAGTAGGCTATTAACTGCGCCCATATTTTCCCCGCAAATATTGCTATTGGGTATAGTATTTAATATTCGTTGGGTAGTTGTAGATCCAGAGCGTCCAGAGGCACAAATTAAAATCACTTTATCCATAATAGATATAGTATTGGCAACTGTTTATATTTTTTACAATATATAATTTTAAAAAATATAAGAACCCTAGTATGCTCCACATAACCCGAAATATACCGACGAAATTATATACACCATCGTCCCTACATAAATCAATAATATGCTAAAAATAATTCCTACATTTATACCACACACATTAGTGTGTGAGGGCTCATAGTGTGTGGGTATGTAGTCAGAAGACATGGTATATATATGGTGTCAATGTGTTTATATTTTTTTAATAATATATTTTATCCAAACCAAGTTTTAAACTCTAGCTGTCTATCAGTATTGTCTGTCATAACAGGATGTGCGATAGGCACTACTAAAGTACTCGCGTCATCAATATATTTAATATAACTTTGCGCTTCACTATACACCTGCTGAATGCAATACGTTAAAACCATTTTATTTAGTTCATGAACTTGTTCAGGTATATTGTTTACTTGATTAGCCGAATATTGCAAAAAGGTACTTCTCATGATTATTTTCAATGCATCACAGTCTTGAGGTCCAATCGTGTATTGCCCATTCGATTTTTTATATACCCCTGCACGAATGCCATTTTGAAGAAGTTGAATATTCTCTTGAGAGAAATACATAGTAGATAACTGAGTGTCATTCCATAATCCTTCTGTGGGGCTCCTAAATGTAACACATTGGTTAGCAGGTATTCTATCATACATTTTGAATAAACAACTAGTGTCGGCTGTTTTAATATTCACTCGTCCATTACTGTAATTATTTTCCATTTATATTATTGTTATAAAAATATTTAATTGGTTATTTATACAAAATCAAATATAATTTGGGAATAATTATTTTATAACCTATTTTATATATATGGGAGGTTTTCAAAAAACAGTTTTGATAATAGCACTGATTATATTGTTGATCGTATTATTAATAATAGGAATTGTATTAATGTCGGCCAAAGCAAACGCCGTTTGGCCTCCCGTAGTACCTAATTGCCCTGATTGGTGGATTAGTGATGGGTCCGGTAATAAAGCTAAATGCCTGAACCCTAAAAATTTAGGAACGTGTAACACCAAAAGTATGGATTTTAGTGGACCTGTATATAGTGGCGATAACGCAACTTGCGCAAAGTATACCTGGGCAACAAAATGTAAAGTAGCATGGGACGGAATTACCTATGGCGTGAGCAATCCATGTGACACATAAAAATATCATAACTAACCCATAACATAACTAATTCCTGACAAAAGTTGGTTTGCGTCAAAATCAACCTAAAAAGAATGTCTTAAAACATATAAAATGGATAAAATCCAATTAAATAATTATGTTCCTAGAGATGCAGAGATACAATTTATCAAAGATGTTTTAACTTCGTGGGACCAAGATAAAGATACTGCCTCTAAGAAGAGTATTTATGTTTATGGTCACCCGGGTAGCGGAAAAACCACCCTCATAAACAACACATTAAAGGCTTTAAATTATGATATTGTAAAATATGACGCAGGAGACATACGAAATGCCACTATAATTGATGAAATCACCCAAAATAACATGACAAACAAAAACATCATGTCACTTTTCAATAAAAGCAATAAAAAAATTGCAATTATAATGGATGAAATAGATGGAATGAATAATGGTGACAAGGGTGGAATAAATGCTCTAATAAAACTAATTCGGCCTAAAAAAACAAAAAAACAAAAATTGGAAAAAATGTGTGTCAACCCGATTATTTGTATTGGAAATTATCGGTTTGATAAAAAAATAAAGGAATTAATGAAAGTGTGTAATTCAATTGAAATACCTAGTCCGAGTGATATCCAAATAAGACAAATTATAAATGACACTATGATAACCATTCCATTAGATGTAAAAGAAGAAATTGTCACGTTCATTCAAGGCGATTTATGCAAATTAGACCAACTATTAAAGATGTATTATGCTAATAGTGATATGATAACATCTAATTTCATTAATAATGTACTACAATATAAAATGTATAATAATGAAACCAAAAAGATAACGCATAACATTTTAAATTTTCCTTATAAAATCAGCGAACATCTCAAAGTGATGAATGATACTGATAGAACAAGTGTTGGATTATTATGGCATGAAAACATTATTGATATGATCGAGCCTGTGAAAAAAAGCAAGTCGATACCATTTTATATTAAGCAATTGGATAATATCTGCGTATCGGATTATATTGATAGAATTACTTTTCAAAACCAAATATGGCAGTTTAATGAAATGAGTTCATTAATAAAAACGTTTAAAAATGCTAAAATGTATCACAATTGTGATTTTAAACTGGACAACCAAGCCCATGAAATTAGATTTACCAAAGTATTGACCAAATATTCCACCGAATATAATAATTTAATCTTTATTCAACGCTTATGTCAAACGCTTGGAATGGATAAATGTGACCTTTTTGCCTTTTTTATAAGTATTAAAGAAAAAATGACAGAACAAGAAATCATTCAATGTTTAGATAATTGCGAAATAACCAAATTAGATATTAATCGAATATATAAATTCATTGATAAGTATATCAATAAATATACTAGCAATAGTAAAAAAGAAATAGAAATGGAAGAAGCTGAATTGGATATGGTTGATGAACCCGACGAATAAGTTTTTATTTTTTATATAAAAATAAAAACTAGAAACTTGAAACTTGAACCTAGAAACTTGAAACTAGATAGAAGTATGTCTTAAAAACAACACTAAAAATGGATAATATAGAGTAAACAACATAAACAAATCGGCAACGAACATTAACTATATTTGACTAATTCCTTTATATTATATTCTTATAGACCTAGTAGGGACTGCTTTGATCGCCATTTTTCAATGATCTTGTCATCCAGCTCCGTTTTCATATGCTGCATATACTCCTCGGGGCTAGTATAAAACAACGTGCTTGAACTATTTTTGCTAGTCAAAATGCCTCTAGCAAAGGCTACTTTGAAATATTTATCTTCATTTGCACTCCCTACTAGGTCCTTATAATATATGCCTGATGATGCATTACGAATTTGAGTTTTTACTCCAGAAGAGGAAAATACTTTAATTGACCGTTTTTTAATTCGTCCACCAGGAAATAGGGCCGCTGTTCTATAAATAACGTTATATCCAGCATCATGTGACAACAAATCGTCAATATCATGATCAATATCGTTATCCATCTTGGGGTTAAATCTGTCTTCAATGTCCATTATCAACTGTCTTGTATATAATATATAACATTGAAATGGCTTTAAATCGTTTGTATAAATATGTAAGCGACTATGCATCTATTAAGTCACATCTCTTAGTTTCTCATCAATCTTTGTTGCTATTAATTGTTTTAGTCTGGTTTCCATATACTGTATTTTATCCTTCAAATTGCTGTTTTCCAGGGTTAATTCTTGAATGACTAGTGCCATGTTTGATACCTGGTTGATATGTTCATTTTTCAGAAGGGTTTCTGTTCTATTAATTTTGTTTATTATGTTATCATGTTCAAGTCGGTGCTTCATTAGTTCTTCTCTCTTCTGTTTCATTTCATCTATTTGTTTTAAAACATCTTTTTTATTTGACGGGTCTCCAGGTCTATAGTTTTTTAACAAATCATCAATATCTCTTAAATAAAAATCCAAAAAATCATTATCCTTAACAAAATCTGCGGGGGTTACACTAGATGCTTTTATAAATGGGTTGTTGCTACCCTGTTTTAACAATTCCTTTTTATCAAAGGAATTATGATCGTGAGAGAAAACCAATATTGTCTTCATTGTATCAAACTGCACAAATGGAATGGTATAATCCTTTAAGAAATGTTTTTCTTCTGCCAAACACGCCTCTTCTTGATAACTAGTATGATTAAGCAACTCACGTTTAAAGGCAAATGTTGCAGCAGTTGCGTGTTTATCTCCATAGGGACCAAATCTAAACATCTGATTAATATGTTTGAAATATATATGCATGATACTAGAGCCGCCACATAATGCCGTAGGATGCGATTGTAACATTTCTACTGCATGACTTACACGTTCAGGAGGGTAATAATCGTCGTCGTCCATATAAACAAGGATATCCCCTTTACTTTTTGCGTGCATAATGTTTCGCTTATTACCCAATGTTAATTTGGTATCATATTTAAAATATTTTACTTGGGGAATATGTGAAATTAAATCTTCTATTTTATCGGTGCCATCGTCAATAATAATCCATTCTATTTTATCTTTTGGATAAGTTTGGTGATTGAAACATTTAATCATATAGGGTATAAAAGGTCGTCTGTTAAAAGTAGGAGTGCATATACTAACAAATGGTAACGCCTTTACACGTTTACTCTTTTTTTTAGCCATGATATAAATGTTATAATTTAATAATATTTATATGACATTTATTGTTTATTATTTATTTTTTTTTGCAACTTTTTTGCAACCTTTTTAATTTCCTTTATAAAATTGGTTCCTCCCCCTGACTGGCCTAATAACTTGGATATAGTTGATTTTTTAGACCCTCCTATAGTTTCACTCGTTGTTTCTATTATAGGTGTTAGGCCATCTATTTTTTCAGGTTTAAACAGTGTTATTCCCATACCAAAAAATACAATGAGTAGCATAACAACCGCAGCAATAATTCCTAATTTAACGCCCAAAAAACTAAACGTTGAACTCACAAACACTACTGAAATGACGGTGGCGATGGTTTTCTTATAAAATCTAAATACTCTTTTAATAACATCCATTGCACTCGTCTTTTTATCATTAATCTCGGCTGAGTAACATACTATTGAAATTAAACAATAAAAAGTCAATAATGCTGGGAAAAATCCCCAGCCGAGCAACAACATAATGAAAAATAAAATGGTAAATATTACTACCATAAAACACCCTATAATAATATCTAGAAACGACGATCCTCCGCTACTAGAGCTACTAGTGTCACTCTCAGGTGGGGTCTCCTTTGTTTTTTTGTGACCAAAAATAGATGCCCACCATATTAAGAAGAACCCATAAATCAACCCATTATCTGGGTCCTCTAGGTCATCATGCACCTTTTTGGGTTTTTCAGGTTTTTCAGGCTTACCACGCTTGTTACCTGCGCTTGGGTAAAAAAACAAATGCATATTATAAAACCATAAAATCATCAAATAAATATAATTGGCTACAATTAGACACATCGACATAATCCAAATGACTATTGGCCCAAACATTACTATTAATACTTCGGGTAGTGTGTTTAAAACCCCTAAAGATTTGTTTAATACCCAATAATCAAAACTCAATAGGGTTTCTATTATAGCAGTGAAATAATTCATTAATCTTGACGTGTTGTTACTAGTATTGTGCTTTCTTATGTGATCCAATACAAAATTACTTGTATGCACGTTTGCCGGGTCTCCTTGTTTTGGATAAAAACTTATTTTTTCAGATAAAGGGGGGTTAGTAAATGTAGTGAATATATTGCTTACAATTTCACCTACTTTCACTTGATTTTTGTCGTCGGTATATGGATAATAATCACTGTCTGTTGGCAATATACCCGAAGCGGCGGCTTTTACTCCATATAGCACTAGCCCGGAGACAGAATAATAGGATACAATTAAAAGTGCTGCTATGGTTGTGGTAATTACGTATTTTAATACGTTAGTGCCGGTGCTATCGGAACTATCATTAGACATTGTACTTATAATAAATTAATATAAAATTATTTAAAATTGACGCTTTACCAAATGTTATATTTTGGAGAGCGACTATAAATAAAATGTTAATTTATTATATATATATGAAACTTAATAAATATAAATGGACATTAATGGTCACTTGCCTAATTTTGATAGCATTAATATTTCAATGGATTGATTATTTAGTTAACAACGATTATGTTACGGAAGGATTAAGAGACATGGGTACACCGGATACTAATCATACTGTTAATGTACCGTTAACTACTACATATAGTTGCACTAATATGTGCGGACCATCTGCTAGATGTTATAAAACAGGACATCAGTGCACTTCTGACATAGATTGCCCTGGATGTCAACCCCACGTGCCGCCATTAAATTCTAGTAGCAACAATGTGCCTGGTAGTAATGATGCAGGTAAATTAACATTTGGCGCAACCCCTAGATACTCTGAATTAACAGATGATATAGGCACCCAGGCCAGATTAATAACTAAAGACAAATTCTCAAAGCCTTTATCACCTGATTTAGGTGTCAATACCTGGATTAAAGACTTTAAAAATGAAAATAACCAATTTAGCGACAAATTTAACCCAGACTTTGAAAAGGGGAACAAGCCAGACCATTCCGAATATATGCCGCATTATGCTCCTCGATATAGTTTATCTGGCGAATTCATTGAAACCGGACCGCCTCCAGCGAATTCATATCTATAATAAGTCAATATTTAAGTAGCATATATTAATCCTGCATTACCGCCTACAAACGAAACCATATTTATTCTCTCTTCAAACAAATATAAATCAAAATTGTAATCATAAATTCGCCAGGTCGGTTTATTAATGCCTATCACTTCACCCGAATTTTCATCACAAATAGTTAATACTTGCGCATATGGGTCAAATGGCGGCGAAATAGTCGTAAATTCAAATTCCACATTTACAAATCTACTCATATTCATGGCACCTGCTGGTTGTAGATTGAAAGGGGATGTATCTAATGCAAAATTATAGCAATATAGTCCATCTGGCGCGTTACCGCCCGTTCTCACATATTTTTCTACATAATTATATACTTCCATGGGCGATTTATTTTCTCTATACTCGCCATCCATCAATATTCCTAATGCGACCAATATATTTTTAATGTTTTGTGGATTAAAATCGCCTGATATCATTAGACCACTCAATGTTCCATCAGGGTTTAATCCTGGACCTAACACACTTGATACATTAGGATCTGGATTAGGATTAGGATAATTACCTGATGTACTTGCCGGATAAGCGGGACTAGGCATATAATCATACGGCCAATTGGTATAATTTGTCCATTCATTTCTTAAATTTGCGTCACTACGTCTAAAAAAAAACATCCAGCTTGCGACCATACCCATGGAATCCAATTGAACCTTGTTTGACCCAGTAACATTATAAAAAGGTTTTTCATAAATTTGTTTAAATAAATACTTTTGCTCGTTTTTAGCAAATAGAGTAGCTTCATCATTCGATAAAAAACAATACGTGCTATTTAGATTAATGTCGGGGTTCCATACATTTCTTACATCAATATATGAGGTTGGTCCCAAGTCTTCGTCAGGCGGGGTTTGCAAAAATCGATGCATTTGTTGATAATACTGATTGAAATTTGGGGCTATATATGGGAACCCATTTTGATAATCAAATACATCTCGAATACGAAATAATTCGTTAATGGGTCGCATTGTAATGGTAATAGTCAATTCGTTATATTGTAATGAAACCAATGGGAATGCCATCTGACTTTTTAAATTAAACCAACAATTTAAAGGCACATATAATTTTCGAGTTCCAATAGAAGGTTGCGCTCCTGCTGGATTTCCTGTGTAAAACGCATTTGGATATGAGTTAACATACGATCCCGAATTTGCTGGATCATTTAATTCGGGCACATTTCCAATCATTTTATTAAATAAATCTATTTTTCGACCGCTAAAGTCTCGTTGAACAGCTGATAACAAATATTGCCCCGAAAATTCTTGTAATTTTTGATTTCCACACGTGACAGTTATTTTGCTTATCATTTGAGCACCTATATTATCAATCCATTTGAACTCATATGGCGCCCAATCGGTATATCCAATAGTACCGTCAGGATTAGTTATTTCTCTAGGAGGCAAAACCGGGCTCCAAATATTAGGTAATTCAAACGAAAGATAGCAATCCATTAACAAATCCGCGTATCGTTTTACTTTAAAAACAAACGATGAACTAGATGTTAAATTTAGTGTAGGAGTGCCTTCAAAATCCAACCGAAAATTTTGTTTACCAAAATTAGTATACTTAGCATAAGATGCTTTCCAAAACGTCTTACTAGGATTGCCATTTAATATTACATTTTGTTGTCCTAAGCTTACAAGATTAAGTAGCCCACCAGCCATTTTATATACCTTATACAAAGAATGTTTAATTGATTTGATTTTAATTAATATAAAATATGGGTGTTTACATTATTTTACATTAATTTTATATAAAAATACTATATTAATATAATAATGGATGCAGGCGCCTCAAATAACGCGAATATGCTTAGTCATATGAATGAACAATTTGTTTCATATATATTATTACTTGTGGTTTTTACAACATTAATTGTTGTCATTGGTTATATATTGTATATACGCCGATTACAAAAATCCAACTGTGACTATATGAATGATTTATATTCCGAGGTAGATGGTAATATTCGTTCTATAGATGCAACTGACCCAGACTGTTCTGGTAATTTATTCGATTATTATATTAAAACTTCGTATAATTCATGTTCTGGTGGAAGCTATAAGAATAATTATGTCGATATTTGCAATGTAAAAAGTATTTTAAAAGAGGGTGTTAGATGCCTGGATTTTGAATTATATTCTATAGACAACAACCCTGTAGTAGCAACTAGCACAGCAGATAGTTATTATGTAAAAGAAACATTTAATTCGGTTGATTTCGCCGATGTTATGAGCACTATATCCAATTATGCATTTGCTAGCGGAACCGCTCCAAATTATAACGACCCTATTATAATTCACTTGAGAATTATGAGCACAAATCAAGATATGTACACAAATTTAGCAAACATATTCGCGTCTTATTCGACCATTATGTTAGGAAAGGAATATAGTTACGAAAATAGTAACACTAATATAGGAAATGTGCCAATCACCGAATTAATGGGTAAGTGTGTTTTGATTGTAGATAAAATAAACAATGCCTTTATTCAGAATGACGCCTTTATGGAATACGTCAATTTAGCTAGCAATTCCGTTTTTATGAGGACTTATAATTATAGTGACATTCAAAACAATCCAGATGTAAACGAATTAACTAATTTTAATAAGCGCGGCATGACAATTGTGTTTCCTAATAATGATGCCGACCCCGAAAATCCAAGTGGAATTTTATGTAGAGAATATGGATGTCAAATGGTTGCCATGAGATATCAATATGTAGATAACAATTTAGAACAAAACGCCATGTTTTTTGATAAATGTACATATGCCTTTTGTTTAAAACCCGCTAGGCTTAGATATGAGCCCGTTATGATACCAGATCCTGAGCCACAAAAACCGGAATACTCTTATTCTACACGCAATGTTAGTACTGATTTTTATAATTTCGACTTTTAATTGTTGTTATTCATTTATTTACATTTAACCATTTACATGTAAATGAACTTAATATATGTCCATTTTATACAAAAAAATATTAACCATATATAATAATGAAACCTAAAAACATTTGTAAAGACGTCACATTTGAGGAATGTGAACTGGCTATATTAAGAATAGCTATTGATAAAGCGGATGAAAAAATATCTCGACGTAATGTGAATTCTCCCGATATTAGAAATATTATAAGCGTGGTGGAGGATTTTATTAAACAGAAAAATTTGATTTGTTATGGAGGAACCGCTATTAACAATATTTTACCCGAAGCTGATCAATTTTATAACAAAGACATTGAAATTCCAGACTATGATTTTTTTTCAGCAAACGCGTTAAAAGATGCCACAGACTTGGCAGACATATATTACAAAAAAGGGTTTACTGATGTCGAAGCCAAATCGGGTCAGCATTATGGCACATATAAAGTGTTTGTAAATTATATTCCTGTGGCAGACATAACTTATTTAAATAAAGAAATTTATGAAACGTTAAAAAAGGACGCCATTAGAGTTGCAGGAATGTTATATGCGCCGCCTAATTTTTTGCGCATGTCCATGTATTTAGAATTATCTAGACCAGCAGGAGATATTAGTCGTTGGGAAAAAGTATTGAAACGATTACTTTTACTAAACAAAAATTATCCTTTAAAATCTCCTCACTGTAAAACTATTCAATTTCAACGAGGAATGGCCAATGCGACAAAACAAGACGAAATATACAACAATGTTAAAAAAACGTTTATTAATCAAGGAGTAGTATTTTTTGGTGGTTTTGCCGTATCATTATATTCACAATATATGCCTGCAAATTTAAAACGCAAATTACAAAACATTGCTGATTTTGACGTTCTCTCTAATGATCCTGAAACAACTGCTGAAATAGTAAAGGAACGATTAAAAGATATTGATGTATCAAATGTTACCATTGTAAAGAAAGATCCAGTTGGCGAAATCGTGCCAATACATTATGAAATAAAAGTCGGAAAGGATACTATTGCATTCGTATATAAGCCGATTGCGTGTCATAGCTATAATGTTATAGAGGTTAATGGAGCCAAAGCTAAAATTGCTACTATTGATACCATGTTGAGTTTTTACTTGGCTTTTTTATATACAGATAGACAATACTATAAGCATTTTTCGGATAGACTGTTATGTATGTCGCAGTTTTTGTTTGAAGTGCAACAAAAAAATAGACTGGCACAAAAGGGCTTATTAAAACGATTTAGTATTAATTGTTACGGTCATCAGGAATCAGTCGAGGAAATGAGAGCACATAAGAGTGAAAAATATAAGGAATTTAAAAACAACAGAACTTCAAAGGAATTTAAAGAATGGTTTTTAAATTATAAACCAGAAGATATAAAAGAGGGAAAATTATTAATGAAAGAAGGTAAAATCGGGAAAACTGGGAAATCTGGAACGCGTAAGACAACTGCTAAAATGAAAAAGAAATCGAAAACGCAAAAGAAAGATTTATATAGTTTAATTTATGGTAAAAACAAAACGAATAAACGTAAATAATAAACTTAAATAAATCTATTACATAATTTATGTAAAATACTACACTAATCTACTAGAACAATGCAGTGGACACATGCAATTATATTTTTTTTAAAACATTTAGTGTATAATGTGTATATAAATATGGTATTATATGTTGATGCTGGAATTGTAACTACAACTATTAACACTGTATCGGTAGATGGACACAATGCGGTTGCTGGCGGAGTTAGTTCAGGAGCAGGAGTAATATACTATTCTAAAGCAAATGGTAGTTTCAATACTTGGTCCCAACCGGCATCTAATATAAGTAGTACATCTATAAACTCTGTTGGTATATATGGACCCAATGCAATCGCAGGTGGAACAAACGGAATATTATTCTTTTCTCAAGATACAGGCGCTGGATTTAACACTTGGACACAACGAACCGTCCCACAAAACGTATCATTCACCTCGGTGACTATATATGGCACTAATGCAGTCGCCGTTGGTCTCGATGGTTCAGGTAGTGGTCGAATATACTATTCAGTTAATAGTGGTGACACTTGGTCATTAACGACCTCTCCAACCTTAGTATCTAGTACTACATTTAAGTCTGTTGCTATATATGGCCAAAATGCAGTTACGGTGGGAACAAACAATAAAATATACTATTCGGTCGCAACTATCAATGGTTTTAAAAACTGGGCCCAAATTCCATCTATAAGTAGTACTACATTTAACTCTGTAGCAACATATGGTCCCAATGCAGTTGCCGTTGGAGTAAATACGATTGGATCAGGCATAATATATTATTCGATTGACGCGGGTGTAGGATTTAATGCGTGGGTGCAACTAGCGCCTATAAGCGGCATTACTTTTAATTCCGTTACTATATATGAGTATAATGCCGTTGCAGTAGGAGTGAACGCTATTGGCTCAGGTGTAATATATTATTCGATTGACACCGGTGGCGGATTTGATGTTTGGAGCCCCATTTCATCCATAAATGGCACAACGTTTAATTCCGTTACTATCTATGGACAAAATGCGATGGTCGTTGGAACAACTTTGTCGACCAATGGGATAATTTACTACTCGGTAGCTTCAAGCAGCGGGTTTGACACATGGACTATGTCCGATACTCCTCCATCACCAAACCCATTTAGTTCAGTTGTGATTAACAACAATTTGGTCTCTGTAGCGGTAGGTGGCAGTGGTATATATTATACTCAATCACCGTTATGTTTAAATCATGACACTAAAATACTTTGCTTAACAGCAGAAGGTGAAAAATATGTACCTATACAAGATTTGAGAGAAGGATATTTGGTGAAATCTTATTTGCATGGATACCGTAAAATCCAATGCATTGGTAAGAACAAAATGTTTAATGATCCTAATACATGGATATATTCTATGTGGAAAATGGAAAAAACCGATACTAACGAACTAACCGAAGATTTGTTTACCTTGGGCGGACATTCACGGTTGGTAGATACCCTTAGTGACGAAATAAAAGAAAAATATAAAGAACATAATTGGTATAACGGAAAATCTCCCACAATAGATGGTAAATTGTTATTATGTTCAGGCTTATCAGGTCAATGTGTCCAATTAAAAGATACTGGCGTATACACTTATTATCATTTTACCCTAGAAAATGATGGCGACGACAACATGCGATTTGGCATTTGGGCAAATGGTGTCTTGGTAGAAATTCCTAGTAAATCGCAGTTTAATTGGATAAAATGGTGTCCTATAGCCTAACTAACTAGACGCAATAATGCTCAAACAATATGATAAATATATCTTTAATAATTAATTCGATTAATTTATAGCCCAATGTGTCTTGGACATAAGGTTTGACATGTTTTTCAAAGCATACCAATGCGCAAATAAGCAATATAACTGTTTTTTCAAATGCAAGTTTCAAATTATGACCTGTTTTAGTCACTGTCGACCATTCATTCACATAGCTACACATAGGCGTGTTGTACTTTTTTATAAAAAAATTATGAATATCTAACAATCCAGACAATACACGATGGGTGGGGGTTTTCTCGTTTTTAATATTGAACATGTTTGTTAATTTGTCTATTCCAAATAAATCCAAATACAAAATTTTAACGCCTTTCTCTTCTTTAAATATATAGGGAGTAATTCCATCTACATATTTGTTTTCATACATAATGGTGCCATCAATCAAATAGGGTATAAAACACGACTTAACTAGGGAGTTTGTTAAATGCTCAGGGGACTTATACACTGATTTTATAACTTTTTTGTTCTTAGTAATGTTATGATAACTAACAAACAATCGACCATTTACCTTACTACATATATCAGCTGACATTTTTGAACCTACGTACGAGTTAAGGTTTTTAACAAAAGGTAACGAGCGATTTTCTTTGAAATCATTCATGGCGATTTCGCATATATAGTTGACCATATCTAGTTCATCTATAAAGTATAGAAATGCTGCAAAGGAACCTATGCTACAGCCAGATATTCTTCTTATTTGAATATAGTTTCGTTTTTCCATTTCTTTTAAAAATTGTAATGCTCCTACCAAATAACTTCCGTTAAATGCGCCGCCGTCCAACACCAAATCAATTATAATCGGAGTAGTCGATTGTGTAATGCTGTCTGGTAAATTATTAATTAATTTGGTCACATATTCAGTTGTCATTTGGGTTATTATTATTAAACAACATATTTACATCAATTAATAATACGAATATACTTTTATTTGTGGTTCTTAGTTATACTTTTTTGTTTAGTATCAATCGTTTTAAATAGGCCATTTCATCACACTTGTTAGATAGGAATATATTTACTAGTTCAGCAGGGGAATAAAAATAGGGTTTAATCTTTTTAATTACGGGAGGGTTAATATATTTTTGGAAAAAGTGAAAATGCATTTCTTGTAATGTTTCATGGCTCACATTAGTTAATTCATAACTAATATCAATTCTACCTGGTCTTATCAATGCGGGATCTAATTGATTATAATGATTGGATGTAATGATAATAATTCGTCCAGGTGTTTCACGAACACCATCCCATAAATTTAGAAAATCGTCCAAGGTAACAGGGTCGGCATATGACATTTTAGGCATGCACGTTGATGTATTAAGTGAGGCTTCTAAACATTTTGTCAACTTGGACAACTCAGTAGACTCATCGGAGGCCCTGTTGTCTTGCTTAAAAGTAACAGGAATAGGAACAGGACTATTATTAACAGGACTATTTGCAAGATCTTTTCTATTTTTAATAATGTCTCCAATGCAATCTATGTCCTCAAATACAATAATCTTTTTATCAAATGATTTACTGTTTTTGACGTTGCATCTATTATACGTATTTTCAAAAAAAACGGTTTTTAATTGACTAGTTGTGGTAATAAGTTTCAATGGTATAATGACAATATCTCGCTTCGTTTTATTGGCAAGAGCTTTAATAAAAGACGTTTTCCCAGTACCCGGCGGACCGTGTAACCCAATTCCCAAATTATAAGGGATGCCCTTATTGTCATACCATTTTTTATTATTTATAAAAAAATCAATCTTTGACAGAATATCTGATTTGTTCTCAAAAAACAAATTATCAAATTGACGGTTAGACACATATTCTTCTTCTTTCCACATATCACAATTGCTTTCATCATCTTTTAAGGTAATCTTGTCAACACTATAAATAAATTGTTTATCTGTTCGGTCGTTTTGAATGGTTTTTTTATAATTAGACACGATATTGTCCAAATATTGTTTTAATTCAACTAAAGTATATTTATAAGAAAATAGTTCAATTGTTATATTTTCAATTTGATATGATTTTTTGTTGCCTTCGTGGTCTTCTTTGCGATTTATAATAGTAATGAATACATCTTTATCTATAACAAATTCTTTCTGTTGAGATACTATAAAGTGCGATACTCCACCGTCCTTATTGTTGATACTACTATTGGAATATAGTTCTTTAATTTCTTGAACATTGTTTGATTTATCAATGTTTTTTATAATATAATCTAATATTGCGTTGAATGTGTCAGAATAAGCTGACGAGATATACAATTGTCCACACCACGCAGGAGAGCTACAATTTTGGCCACTGATTTGTATTTTGTATGGAACCCTAAAGAGATGTGTTATTTTATACAACATTTTAGTAAACTGTTGCTTATCGCAGGTATGTATAAATGACAATATCATTCCAAACAAGGATATCAATATTGTAGACATTATCGTATCTATTACAGGATTATTTGTTTTAATTTTGTCAAATATCAACATTTTTAGCGTGTGGTGAAAATGTTGAATGATATTATTGTCCATGATACTATAATATAGTGGCCGTCGTTTAAGCTGGTTTGGTTAATATTAAAGACGAGCATAATTCGTCATACATATTTTTTATATGAATACAATCATCCTTTTTAGTAACGCATTTATCAAGTTGGTGTTTAAGAAATCCGCAATATTTTTCATTAGACATAGATTTAGTGCCAAAAAAAGCAGACGACGCAAATAGATCGTCTGTTACCTTTTTCGCAATAGAACTACTATTTGGTGTCTTAATAGATGAAGGCATGATATATGGAGATGCCCGACAATTAGGAACCCTAGGATTGGGTGATGTCGCCGATGGAACACTATTCGATTGACTAATATTTGACATTTTATGATTAAACATCTTGATAGTCTTTATGTTCATTTGATACATATATGAATTTATTTGTGTAATATAATATATAATATTACACAAATAAATAATTTGTGTGTGTAATATAATGACACATAACCTAAAGATTTTAACAATAAACTTATGTGACGAATTTCCAGGGAAAAAAACGACATTGATGAATAAATGGATTTCCATTTTGGCTAAAATTAAAGGAGACGTTTTGTTTTTACAAGAGGCTAATTCATTCAATATTGAACAATTTGCAGCCGAGTTAGGTCTGAAAATGTTAAATGTAAGCAATTCGGAGGGAACTTGCGTATTAGTAAATCCTAATAAATTGACGATAGTAGATAATAATCTGGTAAAATTATTAAATTCGCGCAAAGCACCCATTTATATTGGCAATTTACATTTAGACGATGTTCCCTCTGTGCTACATCATATGAATGATATGACTTATAAATCTGCAGAAATAATACCAATCAGTTCTAGTAAAGCAAAAATTCTTAAACTATGTGCAGAACATAGGCTACCAAGATTAAAACAAGAATTAGCAAAAGCAAAATCGCATAGTAAAGCAATTATAGCAGGAGACTTTAATGAGCCATCCCATTTAGACTTGGACAATATAAATGTGCCTGTTTCAAAGTTGTTAGAAAAACATGGATTTATAGATACATTTTGGTATGCTACACATAATTTAAACGAAGACTATGGATATACATGGCCGGCTAGTGGATTATATAAAAAAGAACCGGGTCAACGGATTGATATGATTTATACAAAAAACATCAAGATAATGCACTCTATTGTATATGATGGTCCGACGTCGAAATGGCTAAGTGATCATAAGATGGTTATTACAGATGTTGAAATCTAATCAATATTGAACTAAAATTTACTAAACACATCTACAAAATTCTCTAATAAATAGTAGGACGTCCCAAACAAAACGCTATTAAATACCTGTCCATTTAAGTTCATGTTTCCATCAGATTTAAACAATATAGGTGCATACTTATATAACAGCTTTCTAAGAAAGGGTAATTGAAAGAAGAAATAAAGCACTGCTAGTAATATCGGCACTTGAAATTGATTGTATACATCGTCCACATAATTACTCCTTTCCATACTCTTATTGTATTTATCTATCATATCTTCGGTCTGATCAGCATCGTCTATATAATTGATATGCTGTGGGGGTTGCGGAACATAATTCGGCTGCACTTGTGCATCATTACTGATTGCAGAGGGGTTCATCGGAATATCGCGACTATTTAACTGCGTTATTCCACTTATTCCTGCTTGCTGTATGCCACTAACTATTTGACTAATCGTGGATTCATCTAAATTAATTCCTGGAGTTGATTGCTTATTAGAAGAATGTGCTGTTTCAGTTGCATTTAATACTAAGTTGTTTTGATTTGATCCAACTGGGTCAGTACGCAAATCATTGATGTTGGTAGAATCACTCATAATTATTATATCAAAACGATTATAATAATATAATAATTACGCAAAATTAAGTTTGTCCCGCATCATTGTAAAATGGTATGATTTTTTTATCTGACGTGCATTTAGTCGCATGTGCAACATATTTATAACACTTATTGTCATTTTTATATATATTTTTTGTAAAATTTTCTAAAGGTGCTGCACTAAATACTAAACAATTTCGCTTTTTGCAAACGGTTCTAAAAACGGACGCTAGCCCAAATCCTAGTAAAATAGACATTATGTATTTCCCAGTGGTACTGTGAACAAATTTTGACAAATGTAGACCCATTACTATATTAGTATATTACTATATTAGTATATTAATATATTTTATAAAATAATAACCCCCTCCGGCACTATTGTATCGGTAGTTGAGATATTAAACTTTCGTCTCGTGGACACTCTACTTCCTTCTCTTCAAAATAAAAACAATTGTCTGCCTTGTCCTTAAACAATAGTTTATCTACATTTTCGGGAGACGGATAAATATAAACTGTCTTCATTTCTGGTCCTAAAATATACACAAAAAATATACCTATTGCGAAACTTACTAAGAAAACAGGCAACGAAATATAATTGAATATCATATTATATATAATAATGCATATTTTATTTGCTAGTTACTACATTATAAGATTATAAGGCACGTTTTATAAGGCACGTTTATAAGGCACGTTTTATAAGGCACGTTTAATATTTACTTTTACACCAGTATCATTCGATAGGACTTTATTCGCCTCAACATTAAATTCAATGTCTTTAATACCATGTGTACGTTGTATAAGTCTATATACCTGATCATCGTCATCATACCTGACAATATTTTCTTTATATCGCAACGTCATTAGAGCCGACATTAATGGAACTAATTTGTTAATATAAATGTTGGTGGCATCTATTATAAATTGTTCGTCCGTTGTTTTATTAAACTCGTGAATAGCCTCTTTGATACTAGATATTAATCCTTGTATTTCTATTTTATTTCTAGTAGTTTCCTCCTTTACAGATTTATTGTCTATCACCGAAGAATATTCCTCTAAATAAGATGAATACAGCTCCATGCTATCAGATATCAACTTTTTATAGTCATCAAATTTAGGCATTACCTTTTCTAATGTTGAATAACCAAATAGTATAGAATTCTTTAAAGCAATAATTTGATTTTTATACTCTTTAATATCTTGCTCTTGTTCCGTCAAAATAGTGCTCAACAAATAATAGGGAGATACCTCAATGATAATTTTTAAATTACATGGATTTTCCCTAACACCGCAAACAGCGCTTAAATGTCTACTTGAATCACGCTTATCAATAAGCGCATTAGTAAATAGTGTGCCTCCTGGTTTTTTACAATTTATACACTTTGGTTTTAATCGTTGAAATTCGCGCTGTTTTTCTTTCTTACTTAATTGTGAATTATTAATAATTGTTTTCCTATTTTTTGCATTGATATCTTCATACTTGGATTTTAATTTATAAAAGTCATTTAAGGCGGTTTCAAAAGTAGGGTCCATATTTATTACTATAGAGGAATATTATTTTTGCATTTTTAACTTTATGTTATACGGGCGTTGCGCTAATATGCACTTTTACGCTAATATGCACTTTTAAGCTAGTATATCATTTTATTGTTTATTGCACCTACTTCATTTTCCCAATTAGGTAGTCCGGTAATTAATTCTTGATGAGCTTGTTTTTTTGCTAATTGGAATTTTTGTATTTTAGACAATATGTACTCTTGTTTTTCCTTTTCTTTATGATAAATCTCTACAGGGGTTGGTTTCCCTTTATATTTACATAAAAGTATTATTCCTATAATTATAACAAGTGCTAAAAAAAGTCCTATGTTAAAAATATAATTATGCATTTGTAGTCTTAATTGGTGGCACTGTTTTAATGTAGAGTGCAAAAAATACTTTACGCCTGGTTCGGTTAGTATGGGTTTTGTAAAACTACTATACTCCATAATAATTATGATTAAAAATATAAAATAAATTATACATATTGTCTATATATGGGTTCATCTGTTGTAAATATTGGTTTTTTTGTAGTAACAACTATTGTTTATTATTTAAAAATTAAGCCTACACTATCATTAGACATAATTAATGATCCCGGACAATTTAAGCAATACACTAGCGATGGAAGCACTAGTTTAGCTATTTTTTTACTATTGGTCATTATGTCACAATTTTTACTTAATGTATCTGACATAACAACTACATGCGGTGGAAATATAAGTGACAACATAGGGGCTGCTGGACTATTAACGTTTTTCCCCTGGTTTTTAATATTTGGCGCTCTAATAATGGTGTTAGCCTTGTATCCAGGGTTTAAAAGTGCATTTTCTGACGTAATAGGATATTTTTATGTAGCTGGCTCGGCAAATACACTTCTAGCTGAATTACTTGTCGATAAAGATGTGCAAGACAAATTAAATGCGGATTCGACCTCTACGCCTGAACAAAAAAATGCTATGCAAGATGCGGCGGAAGTGATTATTAAAATATGTGGCAACTCTTCCATTTTGATTAACCAAATAGTTCCACTAAATTTTGAAGACTATTGGAAAATATTAAACCCTTTAATGAAAACACCCTTTCAAAATTCGGAGTCAGCTGAAACGCAGTCTATGAAAAAGAAACTATTTGAATTGGTTGTTGTTCGTGACAATATAGGCGAAGCCATGTGGTTTATATATACAGGGTTCCTAATAACATCATTGGTTCAACTAAATATAAGTAACCGTGGATGTAAATCAAGCCCTGCTGCTATGGAAAAGAATTACCAAGAATTCTTAGACCAACAAGACGCCGAACAACAAGATAGAGACCAATCCACCAAGCAAGTTTATACTGTAACATAAATGAAAAAATATATAGAACTATATAAAATATATAAAAATAAAAGTGTATCCTATTTATAACTAATAAATATGATAAACGACGACGATTTTATATCTAACGATTTTATACCTAGTAATGATAACCCCATTAATGATAACCCCATTAATGATAACCCCATTAATGAAACCAAATTAAATGAACAACGTGCTATGGAAGCATCTGACTACTTATTGGTGAATGAGTTATTTAGAAATATAAATGATGCTAGCACAAATGATACGCCTATTATAAATAATAAGATTAATGTAATAGCAGAAAAATTAAAAAGAGTAAAACGAGACAATGTAGTTAAAGACTTAATAGGCATAGATCGACATACTCCTATAATGGATAAACGCTCGCGGTTTACGGATAATTTAAAAAAGGACAAATTATTGGCTATAAAAATAGGATCCATGATTGATAGGATAGATGAAGTAGATGAAGATGCCGGATATTATGATATAGAAGATAAACTACTTTTAAAACGTTAAGCTAGGTTGTTAATGCACATACTTTACATACCAGTTTACTGCTAAATAACACAATATTCCTAAAATGATTGATAACAGCCACACTGGAAAAATCGTTTTGTTTTTATATCCAATTCCAAATTCTCTCAAACTACCATCTTGGTTATAAAGAAATGAAGGTTTAATCAGTTGAATAATTATAAAAAGAATAATAAATAAAATGGTTGATGTCAAAGTTACATTTTCTCTTATATACCGTTTATACATATATATTCCTCACCTAAAAATATTTTATTTCCTTTCTTAATAAAATATTTATCCGATACTAATAACCTTATTTATTAATTCATTGTCTAACAAAATCCGGTGTTTAATTATAATCCCCATCGCTATCCGCTTCGTAATCTACAAAATTACCCTCATCATAATCGTCCCTCATAGTAGTCATATCATATTCTTCCTTTTCAATGGCCGCATTTGTCGCTTCTTCTTGCAAATAGTCTTCGGTTTCGTCGCCTAGTTCGGCATCTGTTATATTCTTATTTGCCCCTTTAATTTTTCTCTCTACATCATCCATCTTTTCTCTAAACTCCCTCTCTTCATCATATGTTTCTTTTACATACTGAGTTAATCCTTTTTGCATACCTTTACCCCATACACCCAACTTATTTATTTTTAAAATGGTATCCGCATCTCTCTCTTCATCTGTTAAAAATTTCAGTCTATCCGTCACCATATCTTTTTCTTTTTCCTTTAATTTAAATACCCTGTCTAATATTGTATCATATGAGATGTTAATCGTATCTTTGTGCTTACATAAAATATCAATATACACAAGCAACAAACTCGCAGTGGTTTGTTTTAATAGTTTTTTGTTACCACTCAACAAATGGGTATCATTGTATTTGGGCTGCTCCACGAAATCCACTTTATTGGCTTTCTCTTCTAAATATTCTTCAGTAAATAAGTCATTTTGTCCATGGTCTTCCTCCCCTTTTTCTATTTCATGAACTATCATATCATCATTATCGGTCAGGTCAATGTAAGCCGTTAAACTCTTTAATAAATAATATTCATATAAAAAATTACTCGTTCGTTCATCAAATATCGGAATTAATTCTACATCCGTGTGACGAATGGTGGTTAGCGAGGGAGTTGTTTGTGCCAAGTCCAATAAATTTTTGCACCAATTCGGAATAGCATTCAAAATATTGTTCACTTCCTTCACTCCATACATCGTTTGTAATGATTTATAATAGTCCGATATAAGAGTTTTAATTTTGTTTGCATGACCAGACGACAGTCCTAAATAATTCGGGATAACCGTGTTCTGGTAATCGACTTTGTTTAAAATCAATGTGGGAAATGTTTTGGTGAAATTTGTTATGTGGGTTTTGTAAAAGTTGATAGAATTATACATATTATCATTTGATATGGATGACGATTTAGCCCGTTTGTCGCTATTCCAGCTATCTAACTGATTGATACAATTGATGGCCTTATTCAATTTATTAGTAGATATATGCCCTTTGTTTTTCTTTAAAAAATCGATAATTTCTTCTTTCATATCCTCGTTTTCTTTTATTAGATAATTATTAAGAGCCTTAGCTTCCTTAGACACTTCTTTAGAAGCTATATCAAATGTATCCAACAAATCGAGAAACAGTTTTATAAGGGTTTTATCTACACATTTATCATTTTCGTCATTTATTGCGTCAATTAAACCAGTCAATTTAGTCATTGCCGATGCGGGAGTAGTATTAAAATTAGTTGTTATGACATTGTGTTTTGACACTATTTGTAGTAGTCTTAAAAAGGTTTCGTAATTATAATTACGCCCATCATGTTTCAATTTGGCAATAATTTCATCGGGGCTGTCATTTGCACTAATCAAATTTATGTCTGGTTTATCATTACATAACGGTAACAAATATTCCGGAATAGACATGGTAGACTTAAATTTACAAAAATGGATAAAAGATAAGTAAATTATTTTATCATCAAACTCGTTTGAAATTTCTGGATACTTGTTTTTAGTATTAATATTACTATAAAGCAATTGCGATTTAGTAAACGATGATATATCGTCTAATAGATTTGTTAGGCCTAGAACAATGTTGTTATATTCTAGTATGTCCTTGTTTTTATTGGTAAAATAGGTTATAGTTGGGGTTTTGTCGCTTGTTTCACAGCACGAATTTTCCAAATAGGGTTCATTGTTACCCTTAACAAGTAACAACCCTTCTTTCTTCACAATATCATGTATTTTTTCTTGAATGGCTAGAGAAAAGAGCATAATTTTAGATCTAACCACTTGTAATTTCATTTCTTGTGCTTCTATTCCATTTTTCAGGTCATTCATAAGCGTTTTTTTAAAGTCATTGGTTATGTTTATTAGATTTTTAATCTTAAATGGCACCAGTGGAGGTAAAAAATTAATCCAATTAGATACACTATGCTCTTCTGGGATGGCCTCATGATTATTCAACAATAAGTACTCGGTTTTTTGTTCGCATTTCTCTTTTACCTGCTGCGAATTTAATAAAACCGTATCTATAATAGCTTTAATCTTACTTGAAATATAATCCGGTTTCTTCTTTTGTAATACATACCATGGCTCTGCGGAGGTTCTGATATCGTAAACCACGCAAGTTAAATATTCTAAACTGGTATAGTCCCCTGTTCCCTCAAATGGATAGCCTCTAAAGGATCTTATGCAACCAGGATGCGTTTTACGGGTTTTGACTGATGGAATAGATGTTTGTATGGCAATTAAAATCATACCTAGCGTGTAAAACAATAGAGTAGTATTATAAAAGTCCTTATAGGACATTGTTTTTTTGTTTTTTTCGGCCATTTCCTTTACTTTTTTCATATAATCCTCTTCCGCCTCTAAGGTGTTTTTTAGTGCATCTAATACGCCATTTATAATAAACTCCTTTTGACCCTCAATATTTATGCCCATTGCCACGGATATGGCATTCACAATGTTTGATATTGTTCTTGTCTCTAACGTCTCGTACTTAACTTGATTGGCGACTAATGTAATTTTGTTTCCAACATCATCTTCCATGACGGCTCTAGTAGATGTTTTAAATCCATTATCATATCCTTCCTCGAAATCATCCTCTATTTTTTGAATTGTCCACCCACTATGCTCGTCTGACCATAGATTTCCGTCGTCACTTAGTTTCCCTATTTTACTAATTAATATGTCGACATAATTATTATATCCCGCAGGGTTTGTCGTATACGTGGTGGCCATATTAAATTTAAATATAGGTAGAATGCGTACGTTTGTTTTTATGCAATATAGCCAATATTCGGACTCTTTTTCATTTAACGGACCAAGCCCGTCAGTATTTGCGTTTCTAGCATAGGTATTTACAAATCTTATTATGTCTTGCTGTTTTTTTACAAAGTCGCTCTGTTTTAAAATCAGGTTTAATAATTTCGCATAGGGAGATACTATCTTTGCTGGCGCATCTTCGTCCTCAACAGATCCTAATTTGTATTTATAATTGTTATGCTTCAATAAATTATACGTTCTTATCTGACCCAGTTTTTCTATAGCATAAAGTCTTGTTTCAAAATTCGCGTTTAAATTTGCAATAAGCGTTTCTTTTGAAACATTATACGTATTGTCAAACTCATTAATTACTTTATCGATCAATTGTTCTTGTAAATTTAATTCACCCAATTGTAAACTTTCACACTTGTTCGCGTTATTGTCCGGATAACTCATGCATTTGGTTTGAAGATTACATAAAACGTCCGTGTCGTCAATGAAAAAATCAACTGGCGGGTTGTTATCACGGACCCATTTATTTTGTTGTCTTTTATAATATTCGGTCGTAGAGCCCCCACCGTCCATTATGTTCACTACGGCATATTGACCATCAATAACCTTTTTGTTACCGCTTAATAAGGTTTCGGTTAAATATGTGGCATTTGCCTCGTCCAAATGTAGCTTCTTTTTCAATTCACCTGTTAAAAACACCAGAAAATTTTCAGGTGACATTTTCAAAAGTTGCTTTTCATATTGTTCAAGTAACGAATAATTTGTCTTATCATATATCTTGTCAAAATACAGGTCTGAAACATTATCATCTACCTTTAATTCTTCTACCGAATTATATTTTTTCGATATGATTGTTTCTTTACACAAATTGGCATTCCCTGCATTTTTGATTTTAGCGTTGAGTGTGGTTTTTTCGTCCTCAAATAAACTTGCAAATTGAGCCGGAAATGTTAATTTTATATTTTGTAACGACAATGCTGCGGTATATAGTCGATTCGCATCTGTCTTGACACATTTACATAATATCTCATAATTTGAAAGTCGCATGTTTGTCCTATCAATGGTAACATCATATTTATCAAAAACTTCTGTGTTTGTTTCTAACATGGATATAATGTTATACACATTCACAAAATTGATTGGTCGTTTTTTAATATATTTCAATTGGTTCATTGATTGGGATCGTTCAATGAAAGTTTTATTATGGCCTGAAATGGCGTGATCAATAAATGATACTATGTCCACATACTGCATATACGTAAGATTGTCGGGATAAATTAAAAATGGCTCTAGAAAACTAACTACTGATACTATAGACAATTTACCCGAAATATGTTTTTTCATCAAATTAAATAAAATCTTTGTCTTGGGTACAATTGTTTTTATAAACTTGGCATAAATATCTGCAGAAGTTGAACCATGCGTCTGTTGAGGTGTCAAATTCAAGCTGAAATTTTTTATATTGTTAACAAAGTTGTCTTCGGTATATTCAATATCATTCTCTATATCATCCACTAGAACATTGGACAAACGGGTTTTCTTGGTTAACAATTGCCAATAATTTAAAAACGCCATATTTAAATTGGTTTTTTCTAATAAAGACGAATTGGGCAAATTTATTTTTGAAAAGCGAATGACCGGCTCGGGTAAGGTAATAAAAGACTTTATAGACATCACGTCTGGTTCGGTCATTTTCGCTCTTACAGTAATCATCTTTGAACTAGTGCTTTCAACCGTGGTCAGTTTAGTCAATCCCAAATTATATTTTGTCATGACAAATCGTCGTCTATGATCAACGGCAATATTGTTAAAGGTGGTTGAATACATATCTTCCAAGTTATCAACAATGACGTTTATGTCACATCCAGTGTATTTTTCTATTAATATATCTTTGTTGTTTTCTACATCAATTGTCTCAAAGGGCGTAAAATAAGGGTTTAGTTCAGTATTTAATTGCGAATACTTGTTTTCATCGTTGGGGAAACTATTCGATTTATAATTATCCAACACTTCTTTCATTTTTAGTAAATCTCCCGTAAGGTTGATATTTAAAACGTCCGAGTTATCGACGGCAAACGCATTTTCGTCAGTTTCATACATTTTTGTAATATTTTTCACTACGGGAACTAGCCAGTATAAATTTTGGTTAATTTTTTCAAAATAATCAGATAGGGGTTTAAACCTCGCTTCAAATACAATCGCTCCTTCTACGTTACCATATTTGTCAAAGTGGGAAAAACGTGTTCTTAGTTGTTTAAATCGTTCGAGAATTCTATGAATATTATTAAGTACTTTACGAGTTCGTTGCGCACTAGGAATTGTAGAAAGTAGATCATCTAACATTTCAGATACTTGCGTTTCAATGCTAAATCTTTGTAACTTACTGGATACGTCGACATATTGCACTATAGGTCCAAATACTTCTTCGCCAAAACGTATTTGATCTGCTTTCAATACAAATTCTCTTAATTGGTTCTTAATATTTGCAATGGGAACATTAATATCAGATCCTTTTATAGTGTCTTCTATTTCGCCTTCTTCCCATTCTCTATTTACGCCTTGTTCTAATCCTTGTTCTAATCCTTGTTCTAATCCTTGTTCTAATCCTTGTTCTACCACATCAGACGCTAATTTTGGTTTATCGCGAATTTCAATCATAGAAATGGGCAAATCTTCCGGAATTCCCTTATACTCAAAATTCAAATATAATGTATCGTTATCTATTGTTCTAATCTCTATCATATCGTTTTCTAGATTGGTAATTTCGCCCGTTATGATAGCAGGAAAGTCGCCATTAAAATGAATATCTATCCAAGTGTTGGGTAATAAGCTGTTTTGTCTAGCATAACCTTTTTCATCGCTTCTACTCAATATAGCTAGTTTGGTTATGGTTCCATCGCCTATAATACCCGTTTCGCCGATGGTTAATTTTAGAGTATCTAATGTATCAGTGTTTATTAAAAGCAATTTGGATTTATCTAGATAATCTATAATAAATGTTTGACCATTTAATCTATCATTTGTAGGGTTCATTATTTGAATAATATCTCCTAATTGTAGTTCGACAGTTTCTTCAGTAGGCATTTCTGTATTATATTGTGTTATAGAGGACATTTGTTTCTATATTTATAATAGAAATTTTTATGCTTAAGCAGAATTCATTAAAATATAGTTTAAAGGTATTTATTTTTACATTATATATGTATAACTCCTCGTTTTCTTATGTCAATCTAGCACATGTACCAACCTTTATAGACACGTTGTATAATAATGATCCTATGAATGTTCTTAAATTAACCAAAATTTTATGTAAATCAACCGAAAACAAACAATACAGTATAATTCGGTATGATAAAAGTGTGTTATCAAATGACCTTATACCATCTTATGGGTTATGCCGATCAATAATCGTCAATGATCGCAATAAGGTTGTAGCATATTCGCCATCTAAATCAATGCCATTTGATACATTTAAAGAAAAATATCCAGATAATAGTCATCAACAATTGACTGCTCAAGAATTTGTAGAAGGAACCATGATTAATGTTTTTTGGGACGACACAATTGGATTAGCTGGTGGATGGGAAATTGCTACGCGTAATAGTGTAGGTGCTAACTGCGTGTTTTTCCAGTCAAAATCTGCTAAAACATTTAGAACCATGTTTCTGGAGGCTGCTGCGGAAAATAATCTCATTTTGAATAATTTGAGCAAACAATATTGTTTTAGTTTTGTTCTACAGCATCCGGATAACAGAATTGTTACTCCTTTTAAAAAACCGCAGCTATACCTTATTGCGGCGTATTATATTAATCATATATCTGATTATGATATTGAAGTATATAATAACAAACTAAGTGCCATTAAAGATTTTGACTGGACTAACACCACTATTAAATTCCCCGAAGTATTTACATTTACCAACTATGACGAACTTATTAATAAGTATGCGTCTATGAATACTCCATATAACATAATGGGGGTTGTTATCATTAATGAAGATACTGTAGAAAGAACTAAAATCCGTAATCCTGTATATACAGAAATCAAAGCTTTAAGAGGTAATCAGCCAAAACTCCAATACCAATACATATCCCTACGAAAACAGGGTAAAGTAAAAGATTATTTAACGTATTATGCCGAGCATAAAGGAGCATTTAATGAGTTTAAAAGCCAAATTCATAACTTTACCAACATGTTGACTGCGAATTATATTGCGTGTTATATTAAAAAAGAAAACCCTTTACTCCAATTTCCCACACAATATAGAACGCATATGTTTAAAATTCATCAAACTTATATTAATGAACTTTTAAAACAAAAATTATATGTCAATCGAACCATGGTAATAAATTATGTGAATAATATGGATACTGCATTGTTGATGCATTCATTAAATTATAATTATAAAAAAAGAAATATTGATATTCTATCCGATTATTCCATTTAATAGTTAAATGTTAATAAGTTTATAAAAAGTTATAAAAAGTTATAAAAATAAGATCCTTTTTAAATATGTAAAAAAATGTTTTTTATATATTTATTTAAGCTATTATGCAGTCATTTGTTAACTAATTTCAGAAACTAATTTTTAACTAATTTCAAAAACTCCTTTCTAGTTTTGGTAAAGAATTGCTTTGCCTCATCGATGACCACCTTCAAATTGGATTTTACGTAGGCTTTATCTACTACCTCTTTATATGCCAAACGAATAATACTATCTGCGTCATGCGGATGCATCTTTTTAAATCCACAAAATGTCAACACTTGCGTTTCGTAAAATCTGGCATGAAGGAAATATTCAAGTGCTTTACCGATGGTGTAATCTTCATTTTCAAGAATAATATCATAACAATTATGCATAGTATTATTTGAATTTATAATTTTCATTTCGTCTTTTTCAACAACCGTATCTAGTAAATCCAGTTTATTAATGAGAACCTCGCATGCTTTATCAAGTATTTCATTATTTGTATAAACACCCACTGTTCCTATTGCGAAATCATAACTATCTTTTACCGTAAAACGTAGCCCTTCTAACAACTTCCAATTTTTACTCTCAAAATCAATTTCTTCTTTTGATTTACCCTCATCTTTCCACTGTTGTTTTTTCTTTTCCAGCGCGACCCCAGCGCTAACATCATCTACAGTGAACCCATAAGAAGCAGTCGAGGCCACATTAAACATGCCATCTTCTTTTGCGGTCCCTACGCTAAATTCTGCAGTTAGATGTAGTTTTTCGCCGTGTAGTTCATCAGACAATTTGGGTTTCAGTCTTACCAAATCAATATAATGTCCCGTATACTCATTTGCAGGGAAAATTTCCTTCATTTTATCTTTACTTACCGGAGTATTTGTATTAACATCTTTAATAACAAAATTATTACTAGTTACTACTAAAACAGTGTCGGTGATATTTTCCACATTGACTTCCATGACATAATTTTTATAAGGGAAGTTTTCATAATCATTAATATGAATGGGTATACAACTTAATCGCTGTTTCAATATTTCATTATTTAGATTACTCGTGTTTGCGTGAATAGTTACTTTATTCTCCTCGATAGGAGCCGTTTTAAATACAATTTGAGGAATATCGGATAGAATGGTTCGTCTAATGGCATTAGCTAAACTAACATTACAACCGCTTAATACAAATGATAAGATATTATTCTTATCGGAGATTAGATTTACTTTAGGATACATTATTCTTATTTATACTGTTATATTTAAATTAATAATCAAAATCAATTTTATTTTAAAATAAGTTAAAAATATAATTAAATTAATCAAATATATCTTAAATGAGTTCTATTTTATATTATAGTAATCATTGCCAACATTCCAAGAAGCTTTTAGAAGGGTTATCTAAGTCACAAACTTCGCAAAAAGATATTCATTTCATTTGCATTGATAGGAGAGAAAAAGGAGCTAATGGAAAGATGTTTATCATATTGGACAACGGACAAAAGATTATTATGCCTGAAAATGTAACCAGAGTTCCTGCTTTACTTTTATTGAACCAGGGTTATAATGTGCTATATGGCGACGCCATAACCAACCATTTGAAACCTAAACAAGAAATCGCCGTCAAGAAGGCCACCCAAAATAATATGGAACCCATGGCGTTTTCATTTTCTGGCGGCTTAGGTGACGTAGTATCGGATAGTTATAGCTTTCTAGACCAAAACCCGTCAGATTTAGAAGCAAAGGGTAATGGTGGGGCACGACAAATGCATAATTATGTGGATTTGAATTATAGCGGGGCTATAAATACCCCCACAGATGATGCTGATTATAAGAATTCTAACAGAATTTCTGAAGATGTAACGGTAGAAAAACTACAAGAACAGCGTAATTCTGAATTAAAACAATTTTCGGGGCAACAACAGCGTCCTGTTTAACGGCACAATAGTAAACTACAAATGTGTGTATGAAAATGTGTCCGACAATATAAATGTATATATTGCCAAATTTATTTAAAAAGATACACATAAATAAACATATTAAATGAGCGCCAATATATTGTCAGCATTCAATGACCATTTTTTTGACTTTTTAACTGATATTCAGCGTGCATTTCCAGACGACGTAGATATATTAACTGCCAAAAATTCGCTATTGCAGATCAGAAAAATAAACCCTAAGATGATTGTGAAAATATGGAAAACATTTATAGTTGATAAATATAAGACCGAAATTGAAGCTGGAAGTATTGAGTTTTTCATTAATAAAGACTATTCATCCGATTTATCTGCTGCCGATAACTCTGACAAAATTATGTCTTCCATTAATCGTTTGAGAGAACCTGTTAAAAATATGACGCCCGAGGATCAGGCCAAAACAATGAAATACATGCAGAATTTATCTAAATTATCAATGCTATGCGAATAAATACAATTGTGAATTAAAACCTTGTTATATTTTAATTTAGCGAATTAATATATAATAATGTCATATGTCGATGTAGACGGCATTCGATATACTAGTTATTCCAGCGCTACTGCGTCTGCCGGATGGGATGGTGTGACTGATCTAGACGTTGTAGTTTTTCTAGAGACCGTTAGTATTAATGGGGTCTCATGCAATGTTACAAGCATATCTTCTAATGCGTTTGAAGGACATCCTAGTTTACAATCTATTACCATTCCTAATAAAGTTGTAAGCATAGGCGCCGCCGCGTTTTTTAGTTGTACTGCGTTAATATCTGTTTCTTTTGAAGGAAACAGCACGCTTACAAGCATAGATGATGAAGCATTTTCTTATTGCTTTGCTTTAACATATATTACTATTCCTAATTCAGTTACATATATAGGTAGTGAAGTGTTTGCTAGTTGTCTCGGGTTAACAAACATTTATGTGAATGATGGTGGCACATCGTATAAAACTGACTACAACAATGTGTCACTATTAAATTATTCAGGAACAGATCTACTTTGTTATGCAGGTGGCAACCCTGCGACCACATATGTAATTCCCTCAGGGGTTACAACCATAGCCCCGCTTGCGTTTGGAAATTGCTCCAGGTTAACATCTATTACTATTCCTGATACAGTTACAAGCATAGGCAATAATGCGTTTCTGGCATGTGTTAGGTTAACATCTATTACTATTCCTAATTCAGTTACATATATAGATTATTATGCGTTTGGTAATTGTAGTAGTGCAACAACAGTTACATTTGCTGAAAATAGTATGATTACATCTACATCCACCCAAATATTTGCTGGGTGCTCTGGTTTAACATCTGTTACTATGCCTAATTCCATTACAAGTATAGCCGATGATACGTTTCAAAATTGCACTAGTTTAGCATCTATTACTATTCCTGGGTCAGTTACACGTATAGGCAATAATGCGTTTTTTGATTGCTATAGTTTAACATCTATTACTATGCCTAATTCAGTTACAAGTATAGGAGATTATGCGTTTCAAAATTGCATTGCTTTAGCATCCGTTATTTATTCAAATTCGCTTACAAGTCTAGGCGTGTATGTGTTTTCCGGTTGCACTAGTTTAACATCTGCTGCTTGTAGTGATAATTCTAAAAGCATAAGTGCTTCTGCGTTTAAAGGGCCCTCTGGTTTTAAATCGGTTACTAGTTCGGTTGCTAGTTTAGGGAATAATGCATTTGATGGGTGTGGTAGTTTAGCATCTGTTACGGTGCCTTCCTTAATCACAAGCATAGGCGACAATGCGTTTAACAATTGCTCTATTGTAACAACTATCAATTTACCTGATACAGTCACCACTATAGGTGCTAATGCGTTTGCAAATTGCTCTATGTTACAGTCTATTACTGTTCCGTCATCCGTTACAAGCATAGGCGACGGAGCGTTTCAAGGTTGCACTGGTGTAACATCTTTTGCGTTTTTTGCAAAATCCAGCAATGTCACCTTTGGTCAAAATCTGTTTTCTACGTTTAGTCATGCTATTACCGCAAATGTTCTACAAGGATGTAAATTTGAAGCAATCTTAAAAGCATATGGCATGAAGATGTCGTATGGCAAGAAAACTTACAATAGACGAATGCGCAGAATACTCAGACGTATTAAAAGACGTCTTAATAACCAGTAAATAAAATTGTTACAATTAAATAAGGAAATTTAAAGTGACTTTCTTTTTGATAGGTTGGATTTAATATTTATTAAAATATATTGTGTAATTAGTTTAATTTAAATACATTATTTATATTAAACATATAATAGTATGGCATCCGAAAATAGTAGCTATGACTCCAATAATGTTAAGGCTTCCAATACTATCAAGGCCACTGAGGTACCAGATGAGTTTACCAAAGTATTGCACGACTTCATTATTGATTTACAGAATACTTTCCCAGAATATACGCCGCTTATTAACAAGTGGTGGAAAAGTGAATCCGAATATTCTTATATTGAGAACGAAGAAGAGAGAAAAGTCGCCTTTGATAAGGGAGCTAAAATTAGTGCAAATATCGTGTTCAAGTTTTGCCAGAAAAAACTACCACCGCGATTTTTTGATATCCTTTATCAAAACAACGATATTTTCAATGAGGATTCCGAAGTCGACACCGAATTTTTACCACATATTCATTTCAAAAACTTATGGCAAGTAGATATTAGTGATAAGACCAGAGAGACTATTTGGAAATATCTTCAACTCATAGTGTTTTCAATCGTGGGAACTCTTGAAAATAAGGAGGTATTTGGCGATAGTGCCAAATTATTTGAAACAATTAATCAAGACGACTTTAAACAAAAACTAGAGGAGACCTTATTGAAAATGCAAGACATCTTTGATACCAATGATAACAATGCCGAGTTGGGAGGGAATTTGAATATGGAAGATATGCCCAAGGCGAACGATATTCACGACCACATAACAGGTATGCTTGATGGTAAATTAGGCCGATTAGCAAAAGAAATCGCCGAAGAGACCGCCCAAAACATTAATATGGACATGGATAATGCTACCGATATGAAGGATGTCCTAAGTAATTTGATCAAAAATCCTACTAAATTAATGGGACTTGTGCAAAGTGTAGGTAGTAAATTGGATACTAAAATAAAATCAGGTGAAATAAAAGAAAGTGAATTGATATCTGAAGCCACCGATATTATGAATAAAATGAAAAATATGCAGGGCATGTCTGATATTCAAGCCATGTTAAGTAAAATGGGGCTAGGAGGACTAGGAGGGTTAGGAGGACTAGGAGGATTAGGGGGTGGAGGCAAGATTAATACTAGTGCTATGGAAGCCCAGCTTGAACGAAATTTGAAATTAGCCAAGCAAAAAGAGAGAATGAATGCAAAAGTAGAAGCTACTAGATTAGCTAAAGAAAAAGAAAAGGGAGCAGTGAATGTGTCACCCACTCAAAGTCAAGTGCCTCAAATGAGTGAAGCCGAGTTAATTGAGTTATTTAGTAATGACGCTACCGATACTACAAAATCTAAAAAGAAAAAGAAAAAACAGTGAAATAATATAGTTGTATTGTAACTTTTTAAAAGGTTATATATATATAATGAGTGTTCAGTTTTGGTCAAACGACCCATATATATTATTTAATAAAGAGCAAATTTTTAATTTATGGCCTACCCAAAACATGATTTATGAAGAAAAACTAAATGCTATTACCAGATTAATTATTTTAATATCGGTGGTAGGTTATATTTTGACTGCTTCAATAAGAATATTGCTTGTCGGAATAGTAACATTAGTTGTTATATTTGCGTTGTTTAGATTTCGCAAACATAAACTAACAAATGAGGCATTTACAGTTGACGAAGATAAAGTACCTGGCCTACATGATGCTAATCCAAATACTAGTAAGGTTGATCCGGTTAGCTTAAAAAGTATACTAAAAAGTGAATTTAAAGAAGGAAATCGAAAAAACCCGTTTAGCAATGTATTGCTTACCCAAATTAACGATGAACCCAATAGATTGGCGGCCCCGCCGGCATTTAATCCTAATGTAGAGGAGAGTATTACAAATGAAGTTAAAAAGGCGGTACAGTTCTTAAACCCGGACATTGACAATACGAACAAGCAATTGTTTGGCAGTCTATGGGAAAACTTTCGACTAGACAATTCAAATAGAGTGTTTTTTAGTACGCCTAATACACGAGTTGCGAATGATCAGGGTGCATATGCCAAGTTTTTATATGGAAACATGCCATCTGGAAAAGGAAGTAGTATGGAAGACAATATCCAGAGAGAAAAGGATAATTATAGATACACCTTGTATTAATTTGCTCATTGCTCTTTTAGTTACTCACTCTTTTAATTTTATACTCTAGTTCATTTTCTTTTATTAACTTTTATTTAGTAAAAAAAAATGTACAATATATATAAATGTCACAGACATCTAGTTATACTTTTGATAAAATGTCGCGAATTGGATTAGATAATTCTTGCATATCTCAGGGTGAAATACAAAATGTTACTGCTTGCAACTATACATTACAAAATTATTTTGCCAGCGATTGCACTATGAAAAAACCTATCGACTTGGCTACTACTCAACCTGGAATTATGTATAATGGTGGTTATACCATTGGAGCAGGAGGATGTAATATTGACCAATCATCTGATTTACAAATTGGAACCATACAAACGCATCCAAGATGCCGCATTGACCTATTTCAGCGCCCATTTGCAACGGTTCCGTATTTAGGAAGAGGATCTGTCAATCCAGTAGTTGAATCACAAATGCAGCAAGGAGAGGCGATTACTAATAAAAAGAGCATAACTAATACAAGCGAACAAAGTTATATTAAATATCATCATACTCCTTTATTGCCTAGTATTAAAGATAAAGTGACTAATCCGGTCCATAGTGTGGAAGGAGTAGCGTCGGAAGGTTGGGTGCGAGGGGGTGTTCCGTCTAGAGAATTAACTAGAGATGCGGATTATTTTAACAAACATACTAGCAAACAATATATTTAATTTATATTACATGTACATTAATTATAATATAAATATTATAACATTTATATTATAATATGTATATCACTCATTATGAGTGTTTTTATAATGACGACAAAAAGATGTTTTCTGGAAAGGAAGATTTAACCGAAACCGATAAATTAGAAATTAAGGACTTCATTTATAGGGAAGATTTAATAAATGCTTTTGGGCTTGAAGAATTTGATGAGCGTCTTATAAATATAGAGATTGAAATTTTATACGAACAAATGAAACATATTACTGAACTACATCCCATATTAGATGTATTAGCCGCCAAAATGATGTCAACCGACAGAACAATCGGATTTTTAATATTATTTTCGTATGATTATTTTTATTTAACCCATCAGATCATTTGTGGTTTTATAAATGACAACAAAATAGATGATGTTAAAATTGCAGAGTTGACTATTGTTGCTGATAAGTAATGTGATAAGTAATGTGATAAATAAGTAATGTGATAAATAAGTAATTTTTTTAATATATATATGATATATTATGGCTTCTACCAGAAACATTAATACACCGGGTAACTATTGTCTAGAAGAACACTCTTTTAGACAAAGTTCTAACTATAAATTGTATGCTAATTCTCAATATGGCGCAGCATATGATACCCAATTACCAGGTAATGGACTTAATCCAGGACAAATACCAGATAATAAGTTATCGAATAATAGTACTGATATTGAATCATTTTTGTTTGGGATCAATTCCACTAACTTGGTTAATCCCGCGCCATGTTTTGCACCTGAATTAAAAAATTTGTCTAGTGTGAATTTATATAAAAAGGAACCCACTCTCATGCCTATACCATTTGTGCTAGATACTAATCAACGACCTTTTCCAAGACCTAATTAAATGGTAAATATATAACACTGGTATGTTATATATTTATTACAATATACATTTATAAATTCATGATAAAATTTATGATAAAATTAATGAACGTTAATATTCAGGCGCATGCTTTTTAAATATACATCCTACTGGGGTAATATCCTTGATAAGGGTAGTTACATCGGACGGATTTTGATTATTACAATCCGCCATCCATATTTTAATAATACAAAAGTTTTTTTTTGGGGAAATGGTTATTCCCGATACACTATTTACAAACTCGGGTTTATTACTAACGGTATTCCCTACTACTACATAGGTTAAATCACGCCAAGTTCGTTGAACATTTTTATTGGACACTTTATAAGAGAACGATCCGCCTTTTCTATTTCGAGGATCCTCCCAAGTTGGTATGATCCCTTGACGCATAAAAAACAACATACAGTTTTCTATTAATACGTCTGGTAAGACTTCTGTTATAGCTATCGTGTTTTCGACAGTATTCACATCGGCGATATTTATATAACTTTTATTAGACCAGTCCGTATTATGCGGTAAATGAGCCCAAAGGGACCAAGTATCCGATAATTTATGTTCTACGTTAATAGAAGTTTTAATAGATGATTCAATAGGGTCCATATTTGTTTGCATGGAAACCATTTATATTAATTATTTCACTTTTTTTTATATCATTTTGTTTTATATTTATGTTTTTTAGAGGGTTAAATTATTTCATAACTATCCTTTAATATTTTTATTGATTTGTCGGAGCCTATCTCTATAGTATCTACATTGTTATCTATAATTTTTAAAGAATATTCAAATACATCATTGCGGTTAGACTTCATTTCATAACAATATTGGGATCGCATTAAATACGTAATAACGTATTTGTCTATAACATTGTTTACCACATAATAATTAAATGTGTCTGAGATCAAATCTAATTTAAATGTTTTGTCACCTATAAACACTTCTATTAATATGAATTTTACCGTTGAAGCTTCAAAATTGGGTTCCTCCTTTTTATCGAATTCCTTTAAAATCTTTTTATAAATTTTACTAGGAGGTGGTTTAATGTATGAAATAATTGCAAAATCATATGGAAACACACACCCTAGGTTGTTGGTATACCTTGTGGTTGTCATAAAATTAACATATCCATCCCTAACCGTCTCTATCTTATTATTACATGCATCGTCTGCAACTTCAATAAACCCTTTAATTAACTCATGCTCTTTTATGATTTTAATTAATTTGGTTACCTTTATTTGGACATAGCTTATTGCATAAATTACGCTATACATGATATTAATTATACATTTTTTATTTATTTCACCAATAAAAGGACTATTAAATACGAATAAACATGTCAAATAGCCTAAGCTGATATACTTTGCAATATTTAACGCGGATACCATTATGTTATTATGATTATTATATTTATATTATTTGGAGATATTTATATTATTTTGTAAAAATCGGAACACCTTTCTTAAAGCACCCTACTTGCTTACCTATTTCTTCATCGATTAGTTCATAAATTTTACCATTTTGTTCATCATCGGTACAATAGGTTACACCATTTAGGTCTACTTCAAACAATTCTTCGTCTTCTTCTTCGTCATCGTCTTCTTCTGCTTCGGTTTCTACTTCTTCTTCTACTACTTTGACTATAGAAACAACTTCTTCTTTAACTATGTCAGCAGTAACTATGTCAGCAGTAACTACTTCATCTACTTCTTTTTCATCTAATTCTTCTTCCTCTTCTTCCTCTTCTTCTTCCTCTTCCTCTTCTTCCTCTTCTTCCTCCTCTTCTTCTTCTTCCTCTTCTTCCTCTTCTTCTTCCTCTTCCTCTTCCTCTTCTTCTTCTTGTGTAGACATGTACTTATAACAACAATCGCCACATACTATTGCATTTAACTTGCTATTTACATCGAATGTGATCTTTTGTTTAATTTCATCCACGACAATTTCATATGTAGGATAATCGCGACACTTTCTATGTTGATTATAAATCATAGCATGTTCGTCCGTTTGTTCTTTGGTAAAGTTAGTAGCACATATCAAACAGAATGAAAATGACAAATTAGCCTTCTCAACTATTTCCTTCTCAACTATTTCCAGTTTAATGTTTTCACTATTTGTATGCTTTTGGGTTTTGATAATGGCAGTAAGGTCATTAACTTGATTTTGCAAAGACGCTAGTCGCTCTAAAATGGTGACCATAGTATCATCAGATATATCCGATTTATTTGTTTTAATAAAATCCTTTGTATTATTAACAGGGTTATTGATTAACAATTTGTATGATGGTAAGTTAGTAATAATTTGATAAGTCTCTTCTAAAAGAAAATATCTACTATATTTGGCTTCTATTAGTTTATCTAGTTCTATGCTAACCACCTCATTTACTTTACTCAATATATGCTCTGTATTAAACTTATTTGGTTTTTCCATGATGTTATTTAGTTATAAAAATATTCGTTTAATATGATTTAAAAAATCATTTATTTAAATCATATGGAAGGGGAAATGTTTCTAGTTGATAGTGACAAACAACAAACAAATATTGCAATCATAATGCGTCAAACTGATTACACTGAAACAGAAGCATCTGAACAATTAAAATTGTGTGGATATGATCATATAAAAGTAATTAAAAAATATTTAGGGATTACTGATAAAGTGCCGAACAATCGAGATATTAACCCAAACCAAGAAATTTATAAACAAATGCGATTTAAGCTAGATAATGCAATGCGTAATTATAATGAGCGTAAAGAACATAATGAAACCAAATTAAAATGATTACGTTAGCCCAAAGGTCTTGTTCAATATTTCCTTTTTAACCTCCTTTTTACTATTTTTTTTGATTTGATAGCTATTGGATGCTATGCTTTTATTGCTTATGATAAAATCGTCATTATCTTCATGTAGTTCAGGCATAATTCGGGTAAGAGGCTTATCAACAACTAAAAATAGTCTATCATTTTTTAGTAATGATCTATATTCTTGAATGGTCAAATTACCATAAAATTTGTCCAGCATATATTCGGGATTAGGCGCCGGCTTAATACTTGTTTTGTAATCATAAATTTTTGAATAAATGAAATTCAACAAATAATATCTCTCGAACCTAGAAGAACTATCGATGTTTTCTTTCATCAAATAAGCGGTTGCACACTCTGGACTACAAAAACACCCGTAAACATGATAGCTATTTTTAATATGATGTTTAGGTATGTAAATAGGCGGATTATCAAAATCATATGTGCACCAAAAACAAGCCGACTTTTTATCATCAATATTATTAGTATGTAAATTTTTCTGAAGATCCGTTAGTTTATTCCATATCATTTTTATATCCTTACTTGTTTTGTATTCAGATGGACAGTGTTTATCATCCAAATGGACATGTTGATTATTAGCATCTTTTGTCACATTTATAAACAAAGAGTTACTATCACTATGCAAATCATCGATTATATCACTATTTAATTTATTGTCAGATAGGGATTTAATTAAATTAAGTTGTAATGTATTATCGTTTTGAAAACTAAAGGAGTTAATGCCATTATCAATATGTTTATTTTTCACCAGATCATCTAGTGAGCATTTTAAATGCAAAATAATATTGGTTTTTTCTTCTTCTTTTGCATCAATTGAAACAGTTTGTTTTACTATTTTACCCCCTTTGGGTTTTCTTCCTCGTTTTTTGGGTTTATGTTCCTCCTCTACGGGAGATTGAATTACAAGGTTAATGTTATCAATATTTACAAGATCACTTGCAGTTGAAATAGGTAGATCTTTATTTTTAGGCTTTCGTCCTCGCTTTTGTTTAATTGGTGGGGTTACATTTTCGATTTCCATTTAACATTATTCACTACTATTAATTTAAATCAGTTTAATATAACATATTACGCATAACAATTATCGTTATGCATGCAAGAATTTTTTA